ACATGGTCATCTATCTTTTGGTTTACTACACTTGTTGTTGGTTTAGTAGGCATGTTTTCTCCTTACTATATTTGTTCTACAATATCTCTAGAGGTATGACTTGCAGCAGCAGTTGATGCAGCCCCTCTAGTGCAACCTGTAAGATTTGTTCCGTCTACTCCAGTGTATGTAATTTTTTCATCATTGATTTGTACAGTACCAGACGCTGTAAATGGGTTTGTATTACCAACAGGAATAGTTGTTACAGAGTCATTAATATCAGATGTAATGCTATTACTACCTTTAAAATCTGCATTAGCTGACCATGAAGAACCATTATGTTTATATTTGTGACCCCACCAAGCAGCTTGTTCATCTACGCCTGTACGCAATGTTACATTGCTTGAATTACAGTCTGCAATAATTAATTCAGGTGTGCCACCTACACTGATTGTTGTTTGGTCTGAACCAACATCTACAGTTTTACTATCTTCTAAATAATAAAGACTTATATTAGTTCCGTTTCTTACTATTGTTTGCATTGTTTACTCCTTATAAAAAACTTGGCTTTGTAGGAAAAGCTCCATTAGGAAAATCTGCAGTTGCAGGAAAATTTCTTAACTTTTCTCTATACTCTGTTACTTCTGTTTTTTGTGCATCTGTTAAAGGGCTGTCAGAACCTAGAGTCCAATCAGTTTCTTGTAAAAGATTATTTCTTTCTATTTTTTTATTAACAGTTAAATTACCTAATGCAGATGGGTCTTCTCTGTCATTAACTTCAATATTAACATATCTTTTATTTGTTACATCATATACTTGTTTTTGTACCATATTTTTTATCCTCTAATAATTGCGTAAACGGAAATTATACCTTCGACAAGTGTTCCACTTGAAGGGTAAATATAAAATTGAGAAATATAATCCTGATTAGTAAAGGAGTTTGCATTACCTCCCACTCCCATATCAGTCATCATATAACTATTGGTACTTCCATGTCTTTGTGTTGCTTGGTATCTGTAACCTAAATTTTTTAAATTATTTTCCCAATGAATATCAAAAGCTAATCTTGGAGAATAATCCGAGCCACTATAATTTTGAATTGGCTGTTGACTTCCGACATATAAATCATTACCCACCATACCAAATTGTAAATAATCAGACCAATCGTGTGTTTCACTTGATGTTCCAGCTCCACTATAGGCAACAAAGTTAGAACCCCTTACTTGATTGCCTGTCATAATAGTTGACCCATTGTGATATGGTTTTATTCGTAATCTTGCGTTTGTACTAAAACCAACGCCAATACCATACATATGATAACCTCTAACATCAGCTCTAGCGTAACCATCTGGTAATGATATAAGTGCACCTCCACTTACACCACTATCTCGTCTAAAATCTACAGCTCCACAAAATACTCTTTCTGTGGTTGGAGGAGGTAAATTAGTTAATTGTGATCCATCTACAGCAGGCAGTTTTGCATTTGCATCTAAGGCGACTGTATTATGTGCAACAGTTCCAGATTTTACGCCTAATTGTATTTCTGTAGCTGTTAATGCTTTACCTATAAGTTGCGTACCTGATGTAGCTATCGCACCTGCATCTGTTGCAAAATAATAATTACCTATAGAAAGTGAGCTGTGTCCTTCAGATAAACCTCCATCAACAACTATTTTACCTGTAGCAGTATCAGATATAGCTGCTTTAGATATTCCTAGATAGTTTGAGGTCGTTAAATTAGTTTGAGTTACCGCAACAGATGTAAAAAGTGATGCGTTAGGTCTGTGAATGTAAACAAATCTATCGTTTTCGCTGTCAAATACCATATCTTGATAATAACTAGGGTTTGTAGTGCTTAAAACAACTTCAGAACCAAAAGAAATATTTGTTGAGCTTATTGTACCTATAACGTGCTTGCCATGATTATTGTCGTTTGAATCACGAAAAAGCACGGCAACTTTATTATTTTCACTATCAAAACTAACCCTCTTTACACTTATACTATTTGATGTAATTGTTTCTGCAGAACCAAAAGAAATACTAGTTCCACTTATTGTAGCAACTATTCCTACACTTCCGCCTCCGCCACCCATAGCTAAAGCAATTTTGCCTGCGTTAGAGTCAAAAGCACCTCCCATAGAAGTTGTTTGAGAAGAACGAATATTTGTTATAGAGCCAAACGACACGCTTGTACCGCTTATTGTAGCAACAACAGATTTTCCATAAAAAGAGTCGCCTACGTCAGAATAAAAAATACCAAATCTATTAGCAGCAGAATCAAAAACAGTTGTTACATACGCTGAATTTCCTGACTCAAACGAAGCAACACTACCCCAAGATACTGAAGTTCCACTTAAAGTTCCTACCTGTGCTTGACCTCTATTACTATTATTATAATCTTGATAAGCTATAAGAAATTTGTTAACATTGGTGTCATAATCTAAACTCATATAACCCATTCTTCCGCCATGTATAGTTGCGGCACTACCAAAACTTATTGAAGTTCCAGATACAGTGCCTACAACGTAAGTGCCTATCATACTATTACCAACATCTGCATAAACTATAAGCACTTTATTATTATCAGGGTCAAAAGCTACATCAAAACCTGAAGAACTTGCAGACTCAAAAACAACAGCAGTACCAAAACTTATTGAATTTCCACTTACAGTTCCTACAACAGCAGTACCATAACTACTATTAGAAGTGTCGTGATAAGCTATAACTACTTTGTTACTGTTAGCGTCAAATCCTATTGCTAATTCTTCTGGGTTAGCAGATGTATATGCTGTAAAATCAGTATTCAAAAGAGAGCTTGATTGAGCAACTTCTTGTGCTTTACCTGCAGAAGTAAGTATAACTGGTTTTCTAATAGCTATAGCACCATCTGCGACTTTATCTACTGTTCCGCCACCGCCTGCGTCAGCCCAAGAAAGAGCATTAGAACCATCTGTTTTTAAAACTTGTCCATCTGAACCATCTGCATTAGGTAATACCCACACTTCATTAGAAGATATAGCATCTGGAGATTTAAAACCTACATAGTTTGCACCATTAGCTGCTAACTCTTGAAACCTTAATTCTGTACCGTTTCCTGTACTTGTACCATGGGGTGCTAAACTAACACCACCTGCAGCTACGACTGCTGTAGTATCATTACCATCTTCATCATATTCAATACTTATATCTTGATCTGAACCAAGATAAATTTTCTTATCATCTGCAATATATAGATCACCCCATTCAAGAGATGTGCTACCTAAATCTGCACCGCCTGAAGCATCAGGAACAACTGCAGTTCCGATAGTTAATGTAGCTATTGTTCCTAAAGATGTAATATTAGTTTGTGCTGCTGTAGCTAAAGTACCTGTAATATTTCCTGTAGCCTCTAAAGTTCCTGCTACTACCAGACCACCATTTGATAATGTCATTAGGTCTGTATCGTCTGTGTGACCTATAGTTGTACCATTAATTAATACATTATCTATATCTAAAGAACCGCCAGATATTAAACCTGTTGTTGTTATATTAGAAGCACCTGTATCTATAGTACCAAAATTAGATGTTATAGAACCACCATCTAAAGCACCTACTGAAGTTATGTTTGTTTGTGCAGCAGTTGTTAATGTCCCTGCAATATTACCAAAAACTACATTTCCTGCTGTACCACTAAATACCTCAGAAGAGTTTGTAGCATCTGGTACAAATGTAAATGCACCTGCAGAATCATCCCAACCAAAAAAACCTACTTTGGCTGCAGAACCTGTATGATACTTAAATTCAATACCTCTATCTTTATTGTCATCAGAGCCTGGAGTACCGTCTCCGCCTAATGTAAATATAGGATCATCAATAGTTACTGTAGTAGAGTTTACAGTTGTTGTAGTTCCGTTTACAGTATGATTACCAGTAACAACTAAATTACCTGCAACAGTAGCATTAGCACCATCAAAAGTTAAAGCAGTTGTAGTTCCTGATTTAATAATTAAATCGCCTGAAGTATTAGTAGCACTACCAAATGTAGTACCTCCGTCTTTAAAGAATATGTCTCCACCATCTGCATCTAATACAATATCTGTAGTAGCATCTAAAGTAATAGTACTGCCAGAATCTATTTCTGTTATTACAGGAGTTGTTAATGTTTTATTTGTTAAAGTATCTGTTGTAGCCTTACCTACTAATGTATCTGTAGCTGCAGGTAAAGTTAAAGTAACGTTACCACCATAAGCAGAATGTGCCGCAGATTGTAATTGTGTATAATGAGCATTACTTGATTCACAATAAAATTTAATATTAGAAACAGAACCACCATTTTTAAGAACGATTTCACCTGTTTGTATATCCACATTGCCATCTATTCTTACAACACCAGAACCATTTGGTGTAAGAGCTATGTTACCATTAGACGTAGAAACTAAACCATTACCATTTACATCTAAATCTCCACCTAGTTGTGGAGTAGAGTCTTCTGCAAGGTTAGCTATACCAGAAGATGTAGCAAGACCTGCAACTAATGTACTTCTTGTTATTTTTTTAAGACCACCACCTGAAGCGTCTACAGCTAATAAAACATCACCAGAAGCAACTGAAGATATTTCAGATAAATCAGTTACAGCAGTAGGATTATAATTTGTACCATCTGCAATAAGCAAGTTGCCTGCAGTATTAGTAGCCATAGTAAGATCATCACCAGATATAGTAAGATCGCCTGCAATAGTTAAATTTCTTATACCAGTTAAATCTTTGTCTGAATCAACTACCACTGCTTTTGATGCTACAACTGTTCCTGCTGTAGAACCATCAAGTAAATTTAATTCTGCAGCCGTTGATGTAACGCCATCAAGAATATTTAATTCTGCTGTTGTTGATGTAACACCATCTAATATATTTAATTCTGCAGCCGTTGATGTAACACCATCTAATATATTAAGTTCTGCAGCAGTAGAGGTTACTCCATCTAGTATATTTAATTCTGCTGCGGTTGAGGTTACACCATCAAGTATATTTAATTCTGCTGCAGTAGAAGTTACACCATCTAGTATATTTAATTCTGCACCTGTGGAAGTTATTGTAGTACCACCTAAAGTAAGTGAACCTGATATATCTACGTTACCATTTATGTCTACAGTAGTGGCAGCTATCTGTATTTCTGTATCAGCAACTAAATCTAATTGTCCATCAGCAGAGGAATTGATATATATTGCAGCGTCTCTAAATTGTAATTTTTCTGTAGTGCTAATTAATATATCATCAGAAAACTGGAAATAATCTTGATCTTCCATCCATGTTAAAACACCATCATTTGTATTGGCATTAAATGTAAGAGCTATATCGGTATCTGCACCTGTACCCATACTAATAGCATTACTAAATAATGTAGATATTGGACCACCATCACCTGCTGTGCTACCATCATGTTTATGACCTGTACTTACATGGAAAGCTGCTAATATAGCTTCATCCA